GACTTTTATCTCAAAGTTTTGCACCTCCAAACCAAAAGTCAACTCAAAAGCTCCTCGACTCTCTTATACTCTCCCACAATGAACACCCTCATACAACAACTCGAAAGAATGTCTGTTACCAAACATGACAACAACCTCGAATTTATTGGCATCTCAAACTTCAAACCTGCTGCACCTCAACCAAATCCCGTAGCAATTGAAAACCACAAAAAGACTGTTTTACACGCAATGTGCAAGTATTTTAACACTAGCACTATTGAACAAGTCTTAACTAAACGAAGATCTATCATCGATCCCGAGCTAGTTTTGCTCGATTTCTATGAAGGAGACATCCCTCCCCACCCTGTAACCAAGGACGACCATTATTGGCACGCCGTTGATTATACTCGAAGACTCTTCATGCCACCACACAAATGTAGACCTGCACATATACTAGATATATTGCATCATTATCCAATGAAACATGACACAAATGCTGAAGCACCTTTCTCAACAGAACCTTTCTTCATTAAACAACTCAACGATCCTGTTTATCGTGAACGCAACAACTTACCTGAAAATGCAAAACCAAGCACAGGCAATATGAAAAACATCATATTCGACTGGGTTCGTCGCTGGCACCATGAAATCAAGAACGAAGAAGTAACATTTGACAAACACATGTACTATATGTTATTACATACCAAGACATCAATTGTAGATGAACACGACCCTGATAAACTACGCACAATCTGGGGCTTCCCAAAAGTCTCAATTTTAGCAAGAGTTATCTTCTTATGGTCATACATCGCACATTTGAAACGACATCCTGGAAAATCTCCAATCCTTTGGGGATACGAAACGATATTAGGCGGCTGGTTCCGACTCAATCACGAACTAACCTCATCCTACTTCAAAATCACGATAATAACCTTAGACAAAAGCCGATTCGACAAATATTTTTTGTTCGAAATAATGGACGACATAGAAAACATCTATCGCTCATACCTCGACTTTGAAAATGGATACTTACCAACACAAGAATATCCCGAAACGGATAAAACCTGGAATCACGAAAAGGCATTACGCCTTGAAAGACTCTGGCAATTCTCATGCTATACGTTCCGAAACACACCCATCGTCTTACCTGATGGACGGACTTATAGAAGAAAATTCGCTGGAATGCCCTCCGGCTGTTACGACACTCAACTGAGTGACACGTTTCACTTCTCAATCACGGACTTAACTGTCCTATTCCACATGGGTTTCACAGAAGAACACATACTCGTTCGAAAAGGACAAGGTGATGATATCATCTATTCTTTATCTGTATTCATTCCTCCAAATGAACATGAAACCTTTCTTTCTACATACTCAATGATCGACAACGATCGTTTTGGAAGCATCACACGACCTGAAAAGTGTGAAGTGACCAACACAGCTAATGGCGCACAATCATTAGGTTACCGAAACCACCGCGGAATACCTCACCGTAGCACCATTGATCTACTCGCTCAATTATACTTTACAAAAGCCCTCAACCCCACCCCTAGCATTACTATGTCTATAGCAACTGGAATAGCTTATGCATCACTTGGCATTGATCGGCAATTGTACCAAGTATGCAGAGAAATATACGACTACTACGCTAACCAAGGCTACACTGTCAACCCTAATTGGGTAGAACAGTACCTTAGCACCGACCCCATGGTCTATGCATTAGAAAAGTACGTAACTTTCCCTTCAATAAGCAAGATCCAGAACAAACTCATAAGTCTGAATTATGCTGAGCCCGAAACCATGCAAACCTTCTACCCTGAAGATTGGTTTCGTTCTCGCTTCTGAATGTTCGCGCGACCGCGAAGATTTTTTAAGTTATTAAACCC